AAAATAATAGAAGAAGGAGGTTCAACCTCCTTCTCATTATCTAACCATTACGGGTCTTGCAGTCATATCAATTACACTTGTATCTGCATCATATTCCATATTATGACTAATCAAGAAACATTGCTCGCAACCAACCATAGCAATTAACTGTTTAAGTAATCCTATAAATTGGATACGGTTCTCTGTATCAAGGCCACCATCAATTTCGTCTAACTTAAGAATATTATAATCAGTAGATGAATTGGAAAGAATTGCAAATGATAAGATCATACTAATCATACAAATCTGACTCGTACTCATAGATGAAATATCATCATTCAATAATCCATTACCTAAACATGGAATTCTAAATTCAGCTTCATTAATGACAAATGGCTGAATAATGAATTGACCATTGAATATTAAACTTAATAATTCATTAGCCTTTAAAATAATATTTCCCATATACGTTCTCATAAACACTGTCTGAATGCCCGTAGTTGGGGACAAATAGTAACGTACTGCTTCGAGAATTGAGAAATTTTTATTATATAGGTCTAAGTCCCTTTGATAGTCTTCTAATAGAGTTTTATTTGACGCTATAGAATCTCTATCTTGGAGAATCATATTTAACTGCTCATTTAATCTATTAGATTTTTCTTTAGCAGAATCTAAATCAACTTGTAATCCAGATACTTGCTTAGCAATATCAGATAAAGAGCTCATTTTATTTTCTAATTCTTTGATATCATCTAAGTCACTAAGTACTTTATTGATAATATCATAGCTATTATTATAAGCCTCTATCTTATAATCAAGAACTTCATGCTTATATTTAAGAGATTGAACTTTTTCAGATTCATCAAGAATATCATTATCAATCTTAGATAACGATTCTCTTAGATCTGCGATATTAAAATCCAATTCTTCTATTAGAGATTTATTGGCTTCATATTTAATAGCCGGTTCTTTTAATGATTCTAAGATATCTTCATATTTATCTTTAGTAATCATTATATTATAGACACCACGAATTCTATTAAACTCAGTATTTACTTTCTCCATATTATCTAGACTTTCTAGGAGATTATATGGATCAAGAATATAACTAATTGGAGTCTTGTCTAATAGTTTTCTAAAAGACATAATCATCCCATGAAGATTATTGAATCTATTCCAGAAGTCATATACTTCAGTATAGAACTCCGATTTAGATTCTAGTTCTTTTATTATCTTATTAATCTCAGATATCTCTTTATTGATTGAATCAATTCTAGACTCTGGATTTTTTGATGATGCATCAATTGCTTCTTTTACATAAGCACAAGAATCAATCTTACACTCTTTAGGTCTAAGAGCTAATCCTTTAGCTTTATCGAAAAGAATTTCATAAGCACGTAATTCTGATTCTAAATCTAATAATTCTCTAGATAATTTTCTATGCTCTTCAGAAATGATTGGTAACTGATTTACATAATTTCTATTATTATCTAAAGTAGATCTTATAAAGTTAGATTTATCTTTTCTTGTAGTAGAATCTAATCCATTATAAAGTGTATCTATAACTGGGACTATCATTTCCACCGCATTGATAAGACTTTCAGCTTCTGATGTATTCTTTATATTTAAATTCAAAGATTTGATTTCTTTATCAATTTCAGAAATCTTAGCTTTGGATTCATTATATAGATTCAAATCAGATTCAGAGAAGCTATTATCTAAAATAGAATCTCGTTTTGTTATCTTGACTTGAAGTTCTTCATAAACTTTAGTCTTTTCATTTGTTAGACTATCAAGCTTAGTACTAGCCTTGGCTTCATCTGAAATAACTTGTTTGATTTCATTATTAGATTTCTCTAAATTTTTATTAATCAATTCATATATTTCCGATGCATCATTCGTATATGGAATTTCGCCTTTACAAATATCAATTATAGTATTGATATCTTTATCAACTGTAGCTTTGAGTTCTCTTAAACTTTTCTCTGCATTATAATAAGTTTCTAAGTTATTATCTTTAGATAGAAGTTCAATCTGAGAATCTAATTTTGCAGTCTCTAATATAGCTTGATCTCTTTCAGCAGAAACTAATTCTACTTGTCGAGTGATATTATTAAATCTAACATTCAATTCTTCTATATTGCCTATTTGGGCAATCTTAGAAGAGATTGTATTAATCATACTTTTAAAGTTTGAGTATTTCTTAGTAACGACTTTATACATGTTATTGTATACTTCGATACCATTGATAATACTATTAACAAACTTCTTACGTTCTGCTGGTTTCTTATCTGCTAACCCTCTATCTTCAGAAGATAATTGAGATAGAGTCAAGAAGTTAGCATCTAAATTAAATAGATCGAATATTATATCCTTACCTGAAGTTACATTCCAAGTTGGATTTAATTCTTCTCTCTTATTACCTTTATAAATTTGAAGTTTGACTTGCCCTCTAGATCCATCAGATTTAACTGGGTGAATATAAACGATCTCAAAAACTTCACCATTATATAAATATCTTAAAGATTTTTTACCTTCCAATCCAGGAATAATTGCAGTATTATCATCTTGAAGTGGAGATAAAGCTTTTAATAAAGTTGATTTACCGGAACCATTAGAGCCACGTATTATAATAATATTAGAGGTAGACTGTGATAAGTCTACCTCTAAGATATTGTCTCCACGACCATTATAGATTCCTATGTAATTCTCAAGTCTTATGTAAATAAGTCTCATATTATACCTTTTCAATTTTATAAAGTCTACAGTTATCACCGATTCCCATAAAACTGCGTATTACAATTTTATCACCGACTGAAACCATATCATAATCTAATTTAGAAACTGGTATTGAAAAATCACCATTAATTTCTACATTGTAAAAGAGAGATACATCTTTTCCTTCTCTCTTACTTGTTATTGTATACTTTGGAGATAATTTTACATAGTCTATAAATAAAATTATCATGAATATAATAATCAATAAGAGCCCACATATGAGCCCTAATTCTAAAGTCATTTTTATACTTCCTTTTTAATATTAAACTATTTGTATGTGTAATATGAGATACTTTTTTATTACTTAGAGTTATAATATGCTAGTACTACTATTGCTAAAAATATAAATGCAGTCACAACTTCTATAGGAATATCACCTGGAGTAGTTAAATTCTTATAAAAGGTGATTGCCATAGTCAATAGTATTACTAGAGTTATGAAGTCTAATTTCATTATTTATTACCTGTAACCTTAGACTGTTTTCTCTTTTTAGAATATACTAAAAATGCAGTACCAGCGATAGATACAAGTAGTGTAATCCAAATAGGAGACACTAAAGTTAATCCATCTGGAAGTATGATAGCTACACAAATAGTAAGTAAAATAGAGAGAAGCATGTATAAGGTCCCAACTATCTTAATAAAACTAAATACTGACATATTACCTCCGTGGACGAGTTATGATATACATTACTGTTAATAACATCATCGATATTGAAGATATAAAGCCGATATTTGCAATAATGCATAGCAAACCTGATAAAAGTAGTATGGTAAATGCTAAATTGGACATGATATCATTCCTTGCTATACTTTTCTATAATTACTAGTAGGGCTTTGAATATCTTATAGCCTAGAAATAGAATTAAAGCTGTTAGAATGACTGATGTCGAATAAATAAACAATAAGATTCTACCTTCGATAGTTTGAAGCATATCGGATATAATGTAGGCAAAGCAACTAATATAAATTATAGCACCTATGATGTATAAAATTTTATTTTTTGTAATCATAAGGGTTTCTCCTTTCTTTATATTATTGCTTTGTTTTAACTAAAAATCAGCCTTTTCTTCAGTTGGACATGGTAGTCCAAATCTCCAGTCAATAGAAGACGTATGCCCACATTCTCTACACTTGAATTTATATAGCTGGTAATTGCTTAGTTTATCTTTTACTTCATCTTTGCTTAACATGCTTAGATATGAAGAATACTTTACAATAGAACCATTAATGGTTACTAGATCCATATTCTTTGATCCACATTTAAGACATGTACTAGCACTTACAATTGCCTCTTTCATATTAATTATCCTCAAAAAATAAAAAGGACTTGGGTATTTGACCCAAGTCCATAATTATTATTTATTATTCATTTGATCTAAAGCTTTACGTACTTGAGCTTCAATATCATTTTCTAGACGTGTTTTCTTTTCATCTTCCGTTTCAGGTTTGATGTCCTCAATACCTTTAGATTCAATCAAATCTTCAATGCGTTTTACAACTATATCCATAACTTCTTTTTGAATAGTTTCTGGAATTTCTTTGTAAAGTTCAACTTCAGAAGAATAAACTTGAGCAACTTTTACAATATCATTCAAATCTCTAGATTTAGCTAAAGAGATGAATGCATCACGAACTTGAACAGTATTAACATTTTGCTCATTGAATACTTTATCAATAGTATTTAATAAGCGTTTTAAGTTAAACTTAGGCTCGTTAGATGCTTCAGTAATTCTTGCAGTATTTTTAGGAGAGTAGAAAAGATTTTTATAATCTTCCTCTTCTAATTGATTCAATACTTCTTGTAAGAATCCTTGAGAATCATTGATTTTAAGTTTTTCACATTCATTCATAATAACTTCAGTTGCTTTAGATGTATGGAATTTGATATATCCAGTTACATCTTCCATATATAAGTTATTAAATACGAAGTCAATATATGTATACATTGTATGAAGAGTCACAATT